CTGACCTGGATGTTGCCGTCGGCGGTCATCGCGCCGAGCGAGAGGATGATGTCGGCCCTCATCTTCTCGAGTTCCCACGTCATCAGCGCTTCGCGCGCTGCTTCGCGCAGATCCACCACCGACTTCTGCTCGTCCCAGTCGGAGACCGCGACCGCGTGTCTGAACGCGGCGACCGTGAGGTTCATGCTGCGGAGGTTCAGCAGTTCCTCATTGCCTTCGAGGATGGTGTTGCCGGTGACGCCAGCTCCGATAAGCCGCCGCATTGCCGGGAACACCACCGTGTCGCCAGGCTTGCGGGTGAGGTCTTCGCGAACCTGAATCATGGAACCCGTAGCGGTTCCCATGTACTTGGCGAACTGATTTCTCCGCACATATTCACTGAAGAAGTCGCTGTCCCAGATAAGCGGAGTTAAGCCGGCTCTGGCCGGCGTGACATTCATGTCAGCCATGGTGGATCACTCCATCGGTGTTGCTGGTTTGCTGGGGGGTTTCGGCAACGCCGATGGAGCTCGGCGTAGGCATGACGCCCGATATTCAAGAGCCCGGCGGCGGCTCAACGCCCGATAGACACCCGGCGGCGGTGGACGCTGATGGAGCTCAACGACAAGCGTGACGCCCGATTACCCACGGCGGCTGGGCAGGCACGGCACGATGGCAACCGTCAGTGTTGGGTGCGTTGACGGTTGTTATGCCCGGGGAACAACGCCTCGAGCGGCGGTGGACCTGAAAATGTACTTTGCGTTCGGCCTGCGACGCTGCGCACGCCGGCGAGCGATGGCGGCAGGTTGGCGGCTGGAGATACGCGCGCGCCACCGTTGCCCTGTGCGGGTTGCGCCTGTAGTTCGGCCTCCCACTTTGCACGCTCCTCTGCGACCACGCGGGCACGGAACGCGGCGGGGTCGTCGCCGACCTCTGCCATGCTGCGCCGCCGGTCCATCTCCTTGGTCATCCACGCATAGGGTGACGGCTGGGAATACAGCTTGCCCCAAAGCGTCTGATCCTTGGCGGCCGCCTCTTTGAACTCGCCGACGTATTTGCCGAGTTCCTCCGGCCCGATCTTCTCGCTGATCATGGCCTCGGAGATGTTCAGCCGTTCGTTGAGCAGCGCGCGCTGTTGGTTCTGCACCATGACCTGCGCCCAGCCCTGGGGATCGTGCGCGAGGTCGGGCGGTGCGGTGAACATCTGCGGCGGTGCTTGAGGTGTGGCCGGTGGTGGCGCCTGCTGCGCGCGCTTCACCTCCTCGAGCTGCTGGCGGAGCAGGCGCGCCTCGGCCTCGTGCGCCGCGGCCTTGGAGCGCCAGTCATTGCGCACCTTCTCCAGCGCGCTGAACGCGACGGTGCGGCTGTCGTCACCGGCGAGCGGCGCGATCTCCTCCTCCGGCTCGGGCTCTGGCGCCTTCGCTCCACCGTCCTTTGCGGCCTCTGTGGGCTTCGCTGGCGCCTTGGCCTCTGCCGGGGCGTCGTGCTGCGGCTCGGGCGCTGCGGGCGCCTCAGCCGGCTCCTGTGGCGTCCCTGCCAGGAACGCGCCGAGCTGGTCGTTGTCTGCCATGGCGTGGTCATCCTAAGTGGGTGCAGCGGCCTGCACCCAGTTGCTACGTTGGCGGTTGATTGCCGCCCGCTGCTGTGGCCGCCGCGCCGCCGCCCGTGATCAACCCGGCGATGCCATACTTGCGCAGGATGGCGATCGTCGCGGGATCGAACACCACGGTGTTGCTGGTGCCCTGGCCTGCTGCGCGCGAGCCTTGGTCGAGGTAACGGATGCCGGGTATGCCGGCGTCCTGTAGCTTCTGTGCGGCGTAGGCTGGGTCAGTCCGATTAGCCAGCGACTGATACACAGCACTTGCGGACGGTGGCCTCCGCAAGAAGTCTGCCTGGAAATCCACCGACTTCTTTACCTCAGGATGGGCATCCAACACGCTACCGACCGCATCCTGCACATGCTGGCTCTGCTCGCTGAGCGGCTTGTCCCAGTCCAGGAAGTGCGTCGGGTCAGCGCCGATGTTCACCTCGTACATGTGGCCGGGTTGCTTCGGCGTCACCTCAGCGCCGCTCTTGAGTAGAGCGAGCGCACCCTTGACGTTGTCCATCTGATCCGCCGACCACCCAAAGCCGCCCTGCGCATGATCGGTCAGTTGCGCAATCGCAGCATCTCTGTCGCCGCCGAACTCGTGCAGATACTCGGCCGCGACATCCTTCGGCGTGGATGCTGTTGACAGCCCCTCGCGATAACTCCGAGCCACGCCCTCGTTGCCGGCGAAGTACAGCCCGTGGCCATACGCCTGCGCGCCCTCGCCGGTGCCGATCTTGCTGGTGTCAAACCGCTCGAAGTCGTACGGCGAGCCGTGAAACGCCGTGAAGCCTGGAGCGCCTACATCGCCCGGCGCGGTCGTGCCCATCATCAGCGCGTTGCCGTATTGCTGCCCGGCGGTCACCACACCCGCCGCCGTCGGGTGGCCGCCCTCCCACACCTGCCCGCCGGCCCACAGCCCCTGTTGCTGCGCCTGCGCCTGCTGCTGGTTCAGGTAGTCCGTGAGCATCCGCGTGTTCGCTGTCCATGCATCGGCCGGCGAGACCTGCCCAGGATCGGGCTGCTGTATCCGCAACGGCCCGCGCGGATCGTCCAGCACCTGCGGATTAAAGAGGCCGTTGGTTCCCGACACATCACGGCCCTGACGGCGGTGCTGGCTGCGGAATTGGCGTGCGCGTCAGCCGTTCGGTCTGCGTTGCCGTGTTCGCGGCCTGGTGCAGCGTGTTCACCACGCCGGCCTGCGTCGCTAAGTTCTGGTGCGGCACTTGCCCGAGCTTCGCCAACTGCAACGCCGTGTCCGCCTGGGTCTTGGCGGCATCCGCGTGCTTGCCGCGCAGATCCGCAATCTGGTGGGCAAGGGCCATGTCGGGAGACATTTGCTCCGGCGTCGGCGGCTGCACGCCCTGCGGATTGTCCGGCGGCGCGTTCAGGTCCATCAGCATGTCGTGCGCGCCGTGCACCACGTTGTGCATCCGCTCCTGCGCGAGCGCCTGGTTCGCCGCCGCGGTGCCCTGATCCTTGGCAATGCCGGCCTGCACCTGCTGCGTCTTCAGCTGCGCCGCCTGCTGGCCCATCTGCGCCTGCTGCTGCTGGTGCTGCTGCATCCGCTTCAAGAGGTCGTCCTTGTCCCGCAGCGAGCTCGCCGCAATCAGCACATCGCCCGGTATCAATCCCGGCTGCATGCCGGCCAGCTGCACCAGGGTCTGGAAGTTCTCCGCGGCCATGGTCGGAATGTCCTGGCCCTCGGCGATCGTGATATCGACGTCCAGATCGGTAATGTCGTTCTCAACCCGGATCACCTGCTGCAAGCGCGGATCACCCGGCACCAACTGCAACTGCTGCATCGCCATTGCGCGCTGCTGCTCCGGCATCTGTGCGAGTTCGTCCTGCAGCGTAACCGGCCGGTTGATGCCGACCCACCGCGTGTCCTGCAGCGCGTCGGTCACCCGTACCCACTTGCCGCCGGTCCAGTATTCGCGCGCCGCCATCCAGCACGTCTCGTAGACACGCCGCGCCCACATCCGCAGGCTGTCCGCCAGCGGCTCGTTCTGCGTCGCGCCGCCCGCCTGCTGTGCCAGGATCGCTCGCCCGCTCAGTTCCCTCGGGTCAGTCCCGCTCATCGCCGCGTTCGGTCCCGACAGCTGCATTTCCTGCGTCGCGTGCTGCAACAGCTGAAACTGCCCGGCCACCACGTTGTTGCCGTCGGCGATCTCGAACTTCATGCCCGGCATCACCTCGACGTAGCCGTCCGGCTTCGCCACCTCGCGCCGTGCTGCGTCCACATCCTTGACCGCGCCCTGCTCGGCGATCACCTGACGCACGCTCATCTGGTGCATCGCCTTGGAATACGCCTTGTTGATCATATCCTGTGGGCTGATCAAATCGCGGATCATGCCGTAACGGTTGTTCTCCAGATCGACATACGCTGACTGCAATATCAGCGACGGCGCGCTTTTGCCCTTGCGGTCCTTGAACATCGATTTCGTCGGCTCGGCCAGATAGCCCGAGCGCGTGATCGTCGCCTGCCACCAGGTGTCCTGATCCTTCCAGTGGCACTGCACGACGCGGCACCGCGTACGCCGGCTGTCGGTCCAGACCATGTAATGCGGCCTGTCGTCGTACTGCGTCGCGTCATATCCCGAGAACGATGCATCGATCACATCGGCCGCGTCCGGGTACATGTCGTGCAGCTCGTCGCGGTCCATCCAGATCACCACGCCGAGATAGCGGGCATCGAGGAAGTCATCGCGGCGACTGTGCGGGTCGTACCAGATGCGGTCCCACGGCACTTGCGTCAGCGTGACGTTGGCGCCACCCTGGCCGTCGTCTTCCAAACCGATCTCGCAGCCGCCGAAGCCTTCCACCAGCATCTCGTTGAACACGTAGCTGCGCAGCGCCTGGAAATCGTTATCGTCGGCGATATAGCGCAGCGCCTGGGTGGCCGCGTCAGCGCGATCCTCCTCGGCTGGCGTTCGGGGGAACGCTTTGGGATCTGTGCGTGCCTTGCGTTCCATGCCGCACAGCAGGTCGAGCTTTCGGCGGGTATAGTTGAACATGATGGGCGGCTGGCCGCGCGCGTTCAGCACATTGCGCTCGGCGCTGGTCCACTGGTCGCCGTCGACGTATCCACGATCCCGCTGGGCGTAGTCGTGGCTGTCGGCCGACGCCAGTTCGGCTTCCTCGAACCAGCGCACCAGCCTAGCGTGCTGCTCGTCATTATCGCGCGGCTGGTCGGTGTCGGTGCCGTTGAGGTGGGCCACCGCGTCCGGCCAGTCGTTCTTGCGATCGATGATCGATGCGAGGGAGGTGCCTGACATGGATGATGCCCAGAAGCAGCTGATAGCCGCCGGCGATGCGATTGCAGCCTATCTGGCCGGCACCAAGGACGGCGACGTGGATATGGCGAAACTAGAGAGTCTGTGGCGAGACATGTTCGCCGCGCTTTGCGCCCGCCTCGGCGAGGCAACGGCCCGCGAAATGTTCCAGGAGTTGGCGCGAAAGATGCGATGGAGCGTGAACTAGCGGCGGCGCGGTGATCATCACCTAGCGTCAGATGCGTCCCATCAAGAGCAAGATCAGCAGTATCACCAGCACGAGGCCCAAGCCGCCGAAGCCATAGCCGTAGCCCGGCGTGGCGTACCATCCGGTGCGGTATCCCCATCCGCCGCCGAGCACGAGCAGCACCAGCAGCACGACCACGATCAGCATCAGCGGGCTCATGGCGTCAACTCCCGCGCGCCCGGCTGACTTTGCGGGCCTGGTTCAACGCAATGGCGGTCGCCTGACGTTGCGATTTCACAACAGGCCCAGACTTACTGCCGGAGCGCAGATCGCCTTTGCCCCATTCCTTGAACACGGCCGCGACCTTGGCTTTGCCCTTGGGGCCGAGACCTGCGGTGGACTTGGCCACTCCGATTACTCCAACAAAGGCCACCGACTGAAGCGCCACAGGTGATACCGCTGCAAATGCAATGGCTTCATCCTTGGACGCTTGGCGTAGTGTCGCCGGCACCACAAGTGCTGACGAACGAACCGAGAACCCGATGCCGCCCGCGCACCGTCCAAACACGCTTGATGTTCACACAGCGTTGCCTGGGCCGCCGCGCGTCTTGAACGCCGGCTCACGCGGCACCGAGCGCTTGTTGGTCGACGCGCCGGGCGACGTCTTGAATGCTGGCTCGCTGATCGATCCCGCGGTACGTATCGGGCGCATCGGTGGTGCGGAGCCTGGCATCTGCTTGCCAGGGATCGCTGCTTCACGTGCCATGGTGTTGCTCCTGATCAGTAACCGTAACCACCTGCTCCCTGAGCATCGCCGCCAGGACCACCCCCGGCACCGCCCTGCTGCGCCAGCGCCTGTTGCAGCGCCCATGCATTGATCCCGAACGGATCAGCGGTCGAGCCGGTCGCCACCGGACCTGTGGGCGCGGCACCCGGTGGCGTCGGGGCATACTGCGGCAGCGGCACGCCCACCGGCATCATCGGCGCGGCCGCCGGTTGCTGTTGCTGGCCCTGCGGCGCCAGGAGCCACTGCATGTATTGCGCCATCGGATCGTTGCCCGCGCCTGCCATCAGCTGGTTGATCTGCGTGCCAGGCAGCACGCCGGGCGGCGACTGCTGATCGGGCGACTGCACGTATGGCGACGGCGCGTAGATGCTGCTGCCGCTCATCGGCTACTCCTCCACCCCGCGCTTGTTCACATAAGGGTCATACGCTGGGCCGGCTGGTTGGAAGGACATCGACTCAGGTGGGGGCGGCGGCGGGATGGTGAGCTTTTCGCCGGGCTTGATCGCATTGGAATCAACACCGAGAGCGCACAGGCTGACGCGCGTAGCGTTGGCGTGGTATATACGCATCCAGTATGCCTCTCTATCGTCGCCGTAATATTTCTTGGCCAATGCCGCCAGCGTGTCGCCCGGGGCTACGACGTGCTCCATCAGCTACTCCACAACCGGCTTCGGCTTGGCCTTGCGCGCGGCGTCCATGGCATCCTGGATCCAACCGCGCAGCCATTCGCGCGCGGCATCACGGTCGCAAAAGGCAGTGCCACCCTGGCGATGCAGGACCATGCCCTGGCGCAGTCCGTCCTCCACCATGCGGTCGGCCCAGCTGTCCACGTCGTCATGCACGTTGCGCTGGAACTCCGCGCCGCTCATCGGGGGTTCTTCGGTCATTGGCGTTCACACATCAGGACGTTGATGGCCTGCTTGATCAGATCGAGCGCCTGAAGCAACAGCGCAGCAGCATCATCGCCTTCCCGACTTGTGCGGCCCTGGTGCATACGACCCCGCGCGAGGCCGATCTGTTGTCGTAACTCGCTGAGCCGATGGGCGATGCGTTGGTCTTCTCTACCTGCATATCTGGCACGGTTATTGACTGCGGCGAACCATTTAGGGTCAGAGTATTCATCCCCGGCCATGACCTTCGCCTTGGCGGCGTCAATCTGCGCTTTACAGTTGGCGAGCACTTGATTGTTGTCGTCTTTGGCGACGAGCAGCCTGTCGCGTTCCTCGATAAGCGCTGCGAGCGTTAACTCCCCATCCGGAGCGTAGTCTGCCGTCATGCGATTCTCCACCCGGCCGGCTCGTCCTCCATGCCGGCGCGCTCGAATGCGCGGTCCCAGCTGTCGCGCACCACGACCGGCGCCACATCGCGAACAAACGGCCTGCTGAGGCAGGCATAGCGTACGCTGTCCGGCGCATGATCCTCCATGTCGGTATCGACGTCCTCCGGCCTCGCATCGTCGTGCTGCAGCGCAGGCAAGGTGCGGATGATGTCGCGCGCGGTGCTGAACATCAGCAGCATCGGCCGATCGTCCGCAACGCCGACCAGCCGTGAGCGCAGCTGATCCCAGCCGCCCATCGCACCACGCTGTGGCACGCGCTTGTTGTCTGCCGGCCGGAAGATGACGCCCTGCGACATCATGCGGTGCGCGATGGATGGTCCTCCGTCCTCGGCGAACATCGCCGGATCTGCCACGCCGACCATGTGGCCATCGTCCTCCTCGCGGTCGCGGATGCCGGCAGCAACCGCCTCGGCGGTCATCTTAAGCCCGACGTTGGGCTCGCCTGGTCGCATGCCGTACCACTCGCGGTAAAGGACGAGCGCGCCACGTGCGATGTCATGCAGCGAGCCGTCGGACACGGCCCACCAGTGGCAGCAGAACGGGCGCGCGCTGCCCCAGTCGAACGAGCGGAAGCGCGCCCAGTGCTCGGGCAGTTCGCGTGGTGCGATGACGTGGCGGTCCATGCTGAACTCTGGGAAGAACGCACCGGAGACGACCGACCAGTCGCCTTCGAGCCATGCGCGCACCAGCTCCTCCGAGCCGCTTGCCTTGAGACGCTGCACATAGTCGGCACCGAGATAGCGGTTGTCGGTGACGCGCGATGGAATGTAGATGCGCTCCAGCCCGGTCTTCGGATCGGCGATCACCTGCCAACCTTGCGGCGCAGGATCAATGTAGCGAGCACGTACCCATTGATGTCCTGCGCCGCCCGGGTTGCCGGTCATCCTGATGCCAACTGGCACGCCAGCACCGCTGCGCAGTGTGGCCATCAACTTCATGATCGGAACGGGTGAAGGGAA